TCCACCGATAGTTCTAGCAGTTTCTAGTATGGTTGCTTCTGCAGCAAGTCCTACCGCAATATTAGCAGTCCCATCAAAACTTGTTCCACCAATAGTTCTAGCAGTCGCAAGTGCTGTTGCAGTTGCAGCAAGTCCAGAAGTTGATTGGTTACCAGATGCATTTACACCGGGCAGATTTATATTAGCACTACCGTCAAACGAAACACCGCCAATAGTTCTAGAAGTCGCAAGTGCTGTTGCAGTTGCAGCAAGTCCAGAAGTTGATTGGTTACCAGCAGCATTTACACCCGGTAGATTAATGTTGGCACTACCGTCAAACGAAACACCGCCAATAGTTCTAGCAGTTGCAAGAGTTGTGGCAGTTGTAGCAAGTCCTACAGCAATGTTAGCACTACCATCAAATGAGGTTCCACCAATATTTCTCGCAGTCGCAAGTGCTGTTGCGGTATCTGCGTTACCTGTAACATTACCACTAATATTTCCTGTTGTTGTTAGATTCTCATTACCGAAATTAATGGTTCCAGAACTATCTGTAATAGAACCAGCAGCTAATGCAAGAGTTCCAGCATTAAACGTAGTTCCTGTTAAAGTTGTAATAGTAGCAGATGTTTGCGTTCCAGCAACTACACCTGTAATTGTTGGCGCAGTTAAAGTTACTGATGTCGCAGTTGCACTAATACCACTCGTCAAAGACGATTCATCTCCAATTAGAGTATAAATCTCTAAGAAGTTGTCATTAATTTTATCGAAAGATACTCTTAAAGTATCTCCAGTTCCATCGTCTGCTGCGTTGCCTATTCCAACTAATTTATTTGCCATTTAAATTCTCCTATACTATTCTATAATTCAAAATCATAGTAGAGTCGTCTGCTAATGTAGCACCAGATTTATTAGTAATACGAACTTTAAATGACCCAGCTACTACTGTATGAACATCTACATGAACATCTATACTTGCATTTGCTAACACAACAGATGTAGCTAATACTTTATCACTTGTAATTACAACATCTGCATGTTCTGCATCATCAGCTAATGTAGCAGCTAACGTAAGAGTGTGTTTAATTTTAAAATTGTTTGATGTGACTGCACCTGCGCTTGATGCAACATCAGAAGCAACAGCAGTATTACCAGCACTTGCATCTAAAATATTAAGTTCAACAGCAGTTGCTGTAACGTCTGTTAAGTCTGTTGAAGCAAGAGTAATATTTGCAGTACCGTTAAAACTTACACCAGCAATAGTTCTTGCTGTAGCTAATGCGGTTGCTGTTGCAGCAAGACCAACTGCGATATTAGCTGTACCATCAAATGATGTTCCACCAATTGTTCTTGCTGTAGCTAATGCGGTTGCCGTCGCCGCTAGTCCTACAGCAATATTTGCCGAACCATTGAATGATGTACCACCAATAGTCCTTGCTGTTGCAAGTGTAGTTGCTGTATCAGCATTACCTGTAACATCACCAGTTATATCACCAACAAAAGCCGTTGATGTAATACTTGTTGCACCAGTAACTACACCAGCATCAATGATAATAGCACCATCAAGAACAATCTGTTGTCCAGAAAGTGGCGTAATTAACAAGTCAGTACCAGCAGTTGAACTTAATGTATTACCATTTATATTAAGATTATCTACTTGTAATGCAGTAAGAGTTCCTACTGAAGTAATATTTGTTTGAGCTGCTCCAGTAACCGTAGCAGCAGTTCCAGATGCGTTACCAGTTACGTTACCTGTTAACGCACCAGCAAATAGTGTTGCAGTCAATAAACCACTACTAGCATTAAAAGTTAGATTAGAACCACTCTTCGGGGGCAAATCACCTGTTGCAGCAGTTGCAAATAATGGAAAACAAGTTGTATCACTTGATTCATCTGCTACTGTAACAGCAGTACCAACAGATGCCAAAGCAACTGCAATGTTTCCAGTGCCATCAAAACTAGTTCCACCAATAGTTCTTGCAGTCGCAAGAGCTGTAGCAGTTGCAGCAAGTCCTACAGCAATATTTGCTGTACCATCAAATGAGGTTCCACCAATAGTTCTAGCAGTTGCTAATGCTGTTGCTGTTGCAGCAAGACCAGAAGTTGATTGGTTACCAGCAGCATTTACACCGGGCAAATTGATATTAGCACTACCATCAAATGATACACCACCAATTGTTCTAGCAGTTGCTAATGCTGTTGCAGTTGCAGCAAGTCCTACAGCAATATTTGCTGTACCATCAAATGAGGTTCCGCCAATAGTTCTAGCAGTAGCAAGTGCTGTTGCGGTTGCGGCAAGTCCGACAGCAATGTTAGCACTACCATCAAATGAGGTTCCACCAATTGTTCTAGCAGTCTCAAGTATTGTTGCTGTTGCAGCAAGACCAGAAGTTGATTGGTTACCAGCAGAATTTACGCCAGGTAAGTTAATATTAGCAGAACCATTAAATGATACGCCACCAATAGTTCTTGCAGTTGCTAATATAGTTGAAGTTGCCGATAAACCTACCGCAATATTAGCACTACCATCAAATGAAGTTCCACCAATTGTTCTGGCCGTCGCGAGTGCAGTTGCGGTATCTGCGTTACCTGTAACATCACCTGTAACATCGCCTGTAACATCACCAGTAATTGTCCCTGTTGTTGTTAGATTCTCATTACCAAAAGAAATTGCACCAGAACTATCTGTAATAGAACCAGCAGCTAATGCAAGAGTTCCAGCATTAAAAGTAGTTCCTGTTAGAGTTGTAATTGTTGCTGATGTTTGCGTTCCAGCAACTACACCTGTAATTGTTGGCGCAGTTAAAGTCACGACTGTCGCAGTTGCACTAATACCACTCGTCAAAGACGATGCATCTCCAATTAGAGTATAAATCTCTAAGAAGTTGTCATTAATTTTATCAGCAGCTATACGTAGATTATCGCCAGTTCCATCGTCTGCTGCGCCGCCTATTCCAAGTGATTGATTTGCCATCTATATTCTCCTATAGTTATTTATTATAATAATATTGTTATTAATCATGTAGGATCACCAAATGGATTAGATTCTGCGAAGTCCAAGACTGCATCATCTAATTTATCAAACAATTCATTTTGCGCAGTTTTGTCATTTACATAATCACCAATATAGTAGTCTTCAGTTATAATATATTCATCACTACCAGTTTCAAGTAGTATACTACCACCAAACGATGCTGGATCATCATCTGTACTAATTGTTGCAGCATCTACAGTAACATTAGTTATATCAAGAGTATAAGATGTTCGATCTACAGTTAATGATTGTCCAACAATTGTTGCATTTTCAAGACTAATCTGGTATTCAGAACTTGCATTTGAAAGTGCGTCTTCAATTGCATCAATTTCACTAATGCCCGTATCCAACATTTCAGAACTATAATCAAATGTACGACATTGTAATTTATATGTAGGGTTATTATCTAATTGATTAAAAGATGCATCATGATCAACAAAATTAACAATAAACAATTTTTCCAAAATGGGGTGATAAATTAAGTCGCCTTCTAATGGTCTATCTGAATCTGTTGCATCAGTTTCATTTAGAATGTAATATGTTTCACCTTGTAATGTAGATATTGATATTGTTCCAGATTCTAAAAGTATAGCACCACCTGTTGTATCCGTACCACTTTCAATTGTAATTTGTTTTGTTAATTCTTGAAATCTATTTTTTGATACAACGAAGGTTATATCACTCAGATTTTGCAATCCAAATTTATTCATCAATTCAAGTTCGCCGGAATAACCACCTTCAGCATTCTCAACGTACATTTCAATTTTAGCAGAAGAGCTGAATTTTGAAAGTGTATCTTCTCCAAGAACATTATCTTCTGCTACAATAGTTCTATCAATATAATGAACATCATGGCCATGAATTTGAATTGCTTCTGCAACCAAGTTGGCATATAGTGATTGTTCAGCTGTAATTATTTGACCTGTAGTCATTAGTTTAAACTCCCTACATCACCAAATGGATTAGATTCTGAAAAATCTAAGACTGCATCATCTAATTTATCAAACAATTCATTTTGTGCAGTTTTGTCATTCACATAATCACCAATATAATATTCTTCAGTTATAATATATTGATTACTACCAGTTTCAAGTAGTATACTACCACTAATTACATTCAAAGACTCTATGTCAGCTACTGTTGCATCTGCTGTGACATTAGTTGTATCTGATGTAAGAGATATATTATCTGATGTTAGAACTGTTACTGTAAATTCACTTTCAAGACGAATCTGGTATTCAGAACTTGAAGTCGAAAGCGCATCTTCAATTGCATCAATTTCACTAATACCTGTATCCAACACTTCAGAACTATAATCAAATGTACGACAACGCATTTTGTATACTGGATTGCTGTCTAATTGATGAAAAGGATCGTCGTGGTCAACAAAATTAATCTCAAACAATTTCTTTAAAGTTGGATGATAAATTACATCACCCTCTAATGGCCTATCCAAATCTGTTGCATCAGTTTCATTTGAAATATAAAATACTTCACTACTAGAAATTGCAATTGTACCAGATTCTAATTGGATAGAACCAGACGATGTTAAGTCTGTTGCCGTTTCTATTTCTATTTGTTTTGTTTTTTCTTGAAACTTTTTCTTACTTACAACGAAGGTTGCTTCACTAAGGTTCTGCAAACCAAATTTATTCATCAATTCAAGTTCGCCAGAATAACCACCAGAAGAATCTTCCATATACATTTCAATGGAAGCTTGCTTATTAAATTTGGATAGTGCATCTTCGCCAAAAACATTGTCTTCTGCAACTAATGTACGATCAAGATAAAATACAGAATGTCCTCTATGATGAATAGCTTCTGCAACTAAATCAGCATATAAAGATTTCTCCACTTGCAAGTGCGAACGCCATTGCCAAGCACGAGGTTGGTCAGCTGTGGCAGCAGCAAGTCCAGGCGAATGAAAATGTTTATTAACCGCCATAAATTACCCTATCATATAATTAACTGGCAATTCAAACGTAAGTTGAATTTGTTCTTCCAACTTATTAATCTCTTCCTGTGCTTGTGAATAAATACTTTCACCATTCATAGTAACACCACCAAGCATAGCAATACCACTGAACTTGGATAAGTTTGCACCCCACTGTTGCTTAATAAGAGCAGTTGCATATCTTTTTAGGAAAATATCATCAAAAATATCTGTGAATGTTGCTGGGTCTATTTTGCGATAACATTCTGCAATGATATAATCTTCACCAGCAACAAAATCATTTGACCAATCTCCGTCAATGTAAAGACGATTTTGATGTTGGTTAAATCGAATTGGTTTTTCACCAACAAGAATATGTTCTAAAAGGTCTAGATTACCCATTGCCATCTGATACTCAACAATAGAAGTAGAGGATAGGTCATATAAGTCATTAAGGCGCAACTGGTAACGAACATCAAACATGCTAGAACCACCACCTATACCTGAAAACGGCCAAACCTGTATCACTGACACAACAGCAGAAGGCATTGGAATAAAATTACTACCTTCTAGAAATGTATCAGTAATAGTACTATCTACTGAATCAGTTCCAATTGTGGATACATTTGTTTTTCCTCGGGCAATATCTGCTTCAGTAATTAGATGTTTGAGATACATTTTCTCAATGCCATCATAATGATATTGAGCAAAATACTGAAGAGCTTCATCAATGCGATCATCTGCCTGATCATCTGATACGTTAATATCGATGACACCAGAACCCAATGCTCTCAGGCAATACGATTTAAATGTTGATTTGCTTGTGGGTATGGCCATATAAGTATCCTTTTTTTATATATTTATAAGATTTGTTTTATTGCAATACAATTTGGACCATATTCTAAATCATTTTTCCATTTAGACCATTGTTTTAATCCTACATTTTCATATGCAGGCAATGCAGTTTTTCTAGGAACCGTCCATATCCAAGTTCCATTATTTTCCTTTGCATACTTTATAGTTTCGAGTAATATTAAAGAAGCATATCCCTTTCTACGACATTCTGGGTCTGTCCATAAACCTCTAGATCTAAAATATATAGAATCTTCCCAAACATTACTCATATAACAACTGTTGACTGATACAAGTTTATCATCTTCATATATTCCAAAGAAAACAGGAGATACATTCATATCATAGTTTAAACCAAAAGATCTACCCGGATATTTCCATGTCCATTTATTAAATGGTTTAACTCCAGATTTTTTATTTGGCCACAAATATTTTTCCCATATAAATTTAATTTCTTCCCATGTTATATTCTCTACAGAATTATGCATGATTTTTATAATCTTCCCATTCATGTGGCTTGTTGTTTCTGTGTGTAAAATGAACAAATTTTATATCAGGATGAAATTCACCACCCAAATAAATATAATCATTTCCTGTTATTTTTCTATATTTATTTGTTATTTGAATCTGCCATTTAGTCATATCCTTACCATAATTAATATCTTCATTTACAACCCATCGTGTAAACCAACTTTCTGGTAACGTAATAAGTTCTAATCTTTCTTTAACAGAATCTTCAACAAAATATTGTTCTCCATTTACTGGACCGGCAGTGGTTTTATTGTCTATATAATATCTCTGCCAACCATGTATATTTGACATAAATTTATCAAAGATATAACGACAATCTTTTGGATAGTATTTAAAAAATCCACCATTAATAACATAGTTATTTTTAATTGTATCTCTCCACCAACCTGGCATTGCAATAAATTGGCCAGGATTTACAGGATACTCAAATATTTTTTCATAGTCATTTATCAACAAAATATCAATGTCTATCACACAAATTGGTTCGTCAATATCCAATTGCATTCCCCACATCTTGTTCCATTGTAAAGTTACTTTTTGGTTATAGGGTTCTCTTATCCATATAATTTCATACTTGGATAATTTATTTTCCAAATATTTTTCATATTCTGGACCATACTTATCACCTATTCTAACTGCAAATATTTTTATGTTACTAATCCAACTATATGTATTCTATTTTCTGATGATCCATTTAGTGCCGTATGTTGCTGTGTAGTATCAATCTCATAATAATTACCATCAGCAGGAAGGTATATAATTTCTTTGTTAACAATTATCCAACATTTTTCATTTGTATAAACTGGTATATGAATTCTTTTTGTTGGATCAGTATGAATTGAATAGCAAGATTTTGGTTCCAATATCATCACTCTGGTTCTGTACATGTTTAATTTTTTAATTAAAGAGTTAATATGAGGAATATCAAAGTTAGGATATACAAAATCTGTTTCTTTATATGGATTATAATGTTTAATATGTCCCACACCAAAAAATGGATCATTATCAATTTCTTCAACTCCTTGCAGACAAAAAGATTTATTTTGTGGTAAAACCATTAATTCATTTTTTATAATCTCAAGGTCTAAGAACATATCCATCTTCTATCCCATTGTTTGGTTGGCTGAGTTCCTTGAAACCAACAAATATTTGCAGAGTTAATTAAAACTTGATGTAGTTTATTATATGAATTTACTAATTCTTCTAAAGTGTAGTATGCATGTGACATATGATAACTAAATATATTACTTGTGTCAAAGAAAACATTTTTACCCTTGATTTTTTCAGAAAGTTTGTTATAGTCTGGTGTTATAATATTCATTAACCAATACTCTATATCTTGTTCATTTAGCATTTTCTCTTGAAGTTTTCTAAGATTTTCATGACTTCCCATAGAGCTTATTCTTTCAATCACGGCCGCATTTTTAGAATTATCAACTATATCTATTTTTTTCTTTCGTTGTATTTCTGTATATGCATAAAGTTCGTCTAAAGACATATTCATTTCAACAATAGTTTTTTTCGTATCAATATTTTTCTGAGTGTAGTCATAGAAAATTACTTCGCCATTAAAGTTCAACTTTTCAACAAGTAATTCAGTATTATAACCAGCAGTTGGTGAGAATATAATATCAAAATTTTCTGTCGGAATTTTATGAAAAGATTCTGTGTTGAAAAGATAGAAAACTGAATGAATACGAGTCATGAAACGACTAAAATAAAAATCTTTATGATCTACATTATCTAGGTCTTTCCATTCTTCATTATACCTAGTTTTATAATATGAAAATGATTTTCGAGTTCTCTCACTATGGTTAAAATTAATAATCAGCGGCCGACCTTTTGGTTTAATCCACTGAGGTGTATAATCATCATGATAGTTTTCTATACTACGTTCATAATCATCCCATTTTTCATTTAGTCGTGGACAACCAATAGATTTCCACATATTTATATTTAAATTTATATGTTGGTGATGTAGATAAGCTGGTTTATTAGGATGAGCCATAATATGACCCTTGCAGTATTCTTCTGATTCAACAAAATCAAAAAAATCTGTGATAGTAGTTACTTGATTTGGTATTACTTTTTTTCCTGATTCAGAAAAATTTTTTCTCCACTTTTTATCAGTTGATATAGATGATATTATCATATCAAAAACCATACCAACAGATACAATCATTGCATGTGTATGAGTGCAGTTTTTCAATAAATCATTAACTTCGCTTCTATAACAGAACTGAACATCATGTCCTGATCCCGATCCAGTTAAACCACCAGATACCATGAGAGTTGTTGTTTGTGTTTGTTTCTCTATACCAAAATCCCATTCAAGTTTATCAGGATACACTACCAAAAATAAAAAATCAGGTTTCTTAATCTTTATATTTTTAGTTTTTAATTTCCAAAGACTTTTGAAATCTTCAAAGCTTTTCATTAATCCAATTCCCTTAATACGTCCTTACCAAACTGTTTGACCATAGACCGTTTCATCAATTCAATTCTTTCCTTATTTGATCCACCATGAACAATAAAATGAAAACGATTTTCAGATGAACTATTTAGTGCTTCATGAGTGACTCCATTATCAAACCAAAATCCAGTGCAGTTATCAAAGGGCAATTCTTCCTTTGTATCTACTCTTCTCAGATAACAATTTTCTGGTTGATAGATTGATAAATTAATAGCAGCAGATATATTTCTTTGTCTACCTTCATTTATTCTCGCATCTGTAGCATCATGATGAGCATTAATACTTCCACCGGGCTTTATTAACATGAACCGACAACGCCTGTAATGTTTATGTGGAAAATCTTCCAACCACCTCTTCATCTCTGGCGCAACTTCAGCAACTTCAGTCCATCCCCACTTCACTGTATCTTCGGTATAATCATGACCAGTTGGATTCATAGTATTGCGCCAACCCAAAGACGTATCAATTTCATTCTCATGAACAAATCCATGTATTGAAGAAGAAAACCATTCACCACCATCTTGTAGTCTATGCTCTACAAAAAATCCTTCATCATATACTGTTTGGGCTTCTTTAATGATTACCTCTGGTATTTCTAAATCTATTTTTAGATACCAAATATCATTTTTCCTACACCATTCTATTGGATTCATCTTCCAATAACCATGTATCTTGTCATACCATTAGATAATTGTTTTTCGCCGCTATACATTACATCAACCATATTGGCTTGATCAGTTAATTCATCAACACTATCCACACAATTAATATGATCATCATATTGTCTGTCATTGGATGATTGTAATATATATAGAGGATTTTTTAAAATCGATTCATTTATTTTTCTAAATTTCCACATTGGATACATATGCTCACATGAACAATTGATTATCGTATCTTCACCGTATTGTATTTTATGTATTTTATCAAACATAACATTTCTAATTCGTATTTTATATTTTTCTTCTTCTTTATATCTTTTATTAAATTTATAACTTAGTTGTTTAACATTCTGATCAATTTCAAAGTTTTCTACCCACTCTACAGATTCAAAATTATCATACAAAAGAGGAACGATATATTGTGCAAACCACCCAGCAAGTATTGCAACTCTTTTTGGTTTAATTTCTAACTTAATTAATTCTTGGATTATCCACAACTTACTTTCTAATTGAGATTGATTCATAGAATCCATTGCTCGTTTGAACAAATATGATTCTGAATTTGATAATGCGTTTTTCCAATCGTTAGCTAACTCAGGTGTATATTTTAAATATTCCATAAAGATTTTAACTCTTCAACATCATTAGTTTCTCCACTATTATTAAACAGACAAACTTTGCATTCTTTACGTAATTTTTTAGATTCAATATCGTCAGGAAATACGTTTCCTTTATACCAAGAATAAATATCTCCAATAGGAAAAACATTAAAGAAAGATTTATCTCCATACATATCATAGAAGAAATGGTTTAGATAATTATCTATAGTTGGATATGTGAAAAATATAGTGTCTATATTTTTTTCAATATGATTATATACTTCTATTAATTGATTACTATTCCACCGAATGATGGATGAGTTTATTGGTGTAGATTTAAACCTTGCGAAGTTTTTTTTACATACTTCAATATCATTCCACCACCCATGAACAATCCAAGGATTATCCATAGGTAATTCAAAGAAATATTTTAAGTCTTGGTGAATAATTACATCAAGGTCAAGGTATAAAAAGTTTTTACCTGTGATGCCGAGTTGGCTTTCATTAAACATATAAAATTTTCTATATGCCCAAAACTTTCCATTTTCATAGGAGTCCCAAGTTGTGGGAAGTTGCCGGTCATAATCTTCTGTCGGTTTATCTGTTAAACAATAAAAATTAAAAGGAACTGAACAGTTCT